AATCTGGTAGAATATAGCTTAATAGTATTTATCATTTTACCTTTTTAAGTTTTATTTGAATCATATAAGACCTAATCCTCATATTCTTTACTCTCTCTTTCTTTCTACTAAGGTTTAGGTCTTATTAATTATCTTTATTGTTTAGTAAATCCACAAAACCAATTTTTGCCTTTTGTGTCTGGTCTGCTGCAATATCTTTTAGCTTCATTTAAACTTAGATTTTTAATCATAACTGTCTGAGTTCCAGATTTTCTAAATTTAATTATTTTATATCTTTCTTGATTTTCCATTATTTGACCCTCCTTTTTTGGTTGTAGTATTGTTTAATTGGAAATTGATAAACATTTGAAACTTGTCTAATTGGTTTATCAACCTTAGGCATTATAGATAATTCACCGAAACCAATAAAAGAAAACATCTTTCTTTTTTTATAGGTTGCAGAGAATATATTATAAATATTTATATCTTTAGCTTTCATTAATCCTCCTGGTATGTTGGCAGCATTAATAAAAATTTAATTATAAATATAAAAAACATACTAAGACCGATTGGTATGCTTATATGAGTTACAACTAATAGACCGAATAAAGCTAGTCCAAAACATAAAGCAAAGTAAATTGATCTAATCATTTAACCTCCTATACATTTATTAATTTAGGATCAGTAAAATCAGGAGCTTCACCATTAAATGTAGCAATTCTAAATCTTACATAACCTTTTTTAATTGCTAAAGTTTTAACTTTATCAATTTCATTACGATTAAAAGAAGTATGAATAATACTTTCTAAATAATCTGGCTCATTAAGTTTTAAACCATATAAAATAAATTCAGTTTTCATTAATCCTCCTTTAATTAGTTCTGTAGATAAAATATTCATCACCATTAATTTCTTCTATATGTTCATCATGATCGTAAGATGCTATAAAATGACCTCTACCATCTGAAGAAATCGCATCACCTACAAAATGATCGAAGTCTTTAATCATAGATAATATGGCATCATTAGAAGACTCACATTTTTCAGAAAGTAATTTAAAAACATCTTCATCAATACCAGTATGACTAGATAAAAAAGATGAATTAAAAGCCCAAACAGACTCTTTAATATAATCTGTTGCTTTTTCTTCTGCTTCATCTTCTGTTAAGACTAGATATTCTTTATCACCATAATGAAAATACTCTCCATTTTCTAAAGTGATTTGATTAGTTTCTTCATCATTTAACTCAAGATGATTTTTAAGAGCTTTAACTCTTTCATTTTTAATTAGATCATCATCTTTTTTTATTTCTACTTGTTCAACTTGATTCATGTTTGCTCCTTTATTAAGTTTGTTAATTTGAATCATAGTTAATTAATACCAGATTAAATATTACTGTCAACTAAATGATAACATCATATTAAATTAATTAATATCAAAGAAACAACTACAAATAGAATTAAAATACTGTTGCAATTATGCAACACTTAACAAACAACTTAGAATTATTACAAACAATGGCAAATAAAACAAAATACAGTAAAGAGTTAATAGACTCTATTATGAAAGATTTAGCAGAGGGAATATCAATCAAAGCTAGTTTAAAAAATCATTCAATATCATGGGAATGTTTTAGAAAATGGTTATTAGATGAGAAGAAATATCCATCATTAAGAGCTAAATATACTCAAGCTAAACAAGATGGCATTGAATACAGTTTATCGGATGCTCAGAGTTTAATAAATGAAGCTGTCCAGGACAGTAAATTTAAAGAAAAAACTGATTTAGGATCTACTCATTTAATAAAAGAATTTATATCACTTGCTAAATGGAGAGCAGAGAAATTATCTCCTAAAGTATATGGAAAGAATGACAATTTAAAGGTTTCTGGTGATAAAGATTCACCATTAATTGTTAAATGGAATGGATAAAAGTATTGATTTAATTGGATATTGTTTAAATTCATTCAACATTTAAACTCAAAGTTGTCCAAAGATATTATAGAGTTTGAGCTGCAATCTGCCAAAATGTTAAGGATCTCAACAGTTATTGATTAACTAAGCAACACCAAAGCAACATGAGATTTAAAAAGTAAGTAAAAACAATATTAATTGAGCAATACCAATTGACTAACAATCAAATGCTTTTTTGTTTTGGTTTAAAACTGAACTTTTGGGGGGTTTTATAGCGACCGACCACCGAAAAAAGTTCAGGTACTTATAAATATATTGATACGACCTACACACAACTAGATTAAGGATTTTCAATGATGGATTTTGACGACAATGAAAAAGGCTACTCAGCAGTAATTTACATCATGGAAAGCAGCAACTCAGTTGTTGTTCACTTTGGTGGCTTTAACGATCTTAGAGAATGTAGATATTTCTCTCATCACATCATGGAAGATTTTGGCATTGAACAATTATTAAATGTACCTCAAGGAGTTACAGTTCACTAGATAGGGGTTTTGTTTGTCAAAACATAAATTGATACTAGGGGATTGCCTAGAGGAATTAAAAAAAATTTCAGATAAAAGTGTGGATATAGTCTTAACCGATCCACCTTATGGAACGACACAAAATAAATGGGATAGTATTATTCCTCTTGAGTTAATGTGGAATGAGTTAAAAAGAATATCAAAACAAGATTGTGCGATAACTTTATTTTCTCAAAATCCCTTTAGTTCAGTTCTTATTTGCAGTAATCTTAAAATGTTTAAATATAATTGGGTATGGCAAAAACCACAAGGAACAGGACATTTAAATTCAAAAAAATACCCATTAAAAAATCATGAAGATATTTGTGTATTTAGTTTTAAACCTCACAAATATAATCCTCAAATGTCAAAAGGAAAACCATATAAAATTCAATCTGGTAAAGGTAGTTCAAATTATGGAAGTCAAGTTCAAGTAATAACAGATAATCAGGGTTTTCGTTATCCCAAAACTGTATTACAATTTTCACCTGACAAAAATAAAGTACACCCAACACAAAAGCCAGTAGCTTTATTAGAATACTTAATAAAAACTTATACTAATGAAAATGATACTGTTTTAGATTTTACAATGGGATCAGGTAGTACAGGGGTTGCAGCTAAGAATTTAAACAGAAAATTTATTGGAATTGAAAAAGATCAAAACTATTTTAATATTGCAAAGGATAGGATTGAGGGGGTTTTAATTTAAAATGCCAGAGATAGTCATTCCATATAAGCCAAGAGAATTGCAAAATTTTTTGCATAAAGAAATTGATAAGCACCGATTTAGTGTTCTAGTTCTCCACAGGAGAGCTGGAAAGACAGTAATGATGATTAATCAGATGATTAAAGCAGCACTTACTTGTCCTTTGCCAAACCCCAGATATGCTTTTATATCTCCTACCTTTAAACAAGGTAAGGCGACAGCATGGGATTATATTAAACAGTTCGCTGGTAAAATACCTGGAACAAAATTTAATGAGTCAGAATTAAGATGTGACCTACCAAATGGTGGTAGGATTACAATTCTTGGAGCTGAGAACGATCAAGCTCTAAGAGGTATATTTTTAGATGGTTGTGTCTTTGACGAAACTCAAAGCATAAAGCCAACTATATTTCCAGAGGTTATAAGACCAGCTTTGGCAGACCGAAAAGGATGGTGTGTGTTCATTGGAACACCCAAAGGTAGAAACTACTTCTACCAATTGTATGAAGAAGCTAAAAAGAATAAAGATTGGTACTCAGGTTTATTCAAAGCTAGTGATACAAATATTTTAGATCCTGATGAATTAAATGCTGCAAAGCAGATGATGTCTGAAGATTTATACGAACAAGAATTTGAGTGCAGTTTCCAAGCTGCGATAACTGGTTCATATTATGGTGCTTTAATCGAAAAATTAGAGTCACAGAATAGGATTACTGACAATCTGTATGATGAGAACCTTGATACTGAAACATGGTGGGATTTGGGCTTAAATGACTCCACAGCGATATGGTTTGTCCAAAGGTATAAAGGAGAAATCAGATTAATAGATTATTATGAAAATGCTGGTGAGGGTTTAGATCACTATGTAGATGTTATTAATAGAAAAGATTATGAGTATTCAAAGCATATAGCTCCCCATGATATTAAAGTTAGGGAGATAGGTAATTTTGGTAAATCAAGATTAGAGAGTGCTTTGGAATTAGGTATTGCTTTTGAAGTAGCACCAAAACTATCTATCGAAGATGGGATTGAAGCTGTAAGAAAAGCACTTGCTAATTGTTGGTTTGACAAGAACAAATGTCAAAAGGCTCTTGAGAATTTAAAGGCTTACCAAAAAAGATGGGATGACAAAAATCAATGCTTTAGAAATAAACCAATGCACAACTATGCTTCTCATTGTGCTGATGCTTTTAGAACAGGCATAGTAGGTGAGGGTGTAGAAGTTAGTGATTGGGATGAAGAAATACCAGTCGAAACAAATTATATAGTTTAATATGGAAGAAAAAATAACAGAATTTGAATTAAGAAATATTATTGGTCAAGAGATAAACAATGCTATGGGTTATATGGGTGGAAACCTATCATCCCAAAGAAAGAAATCTTTAGAATACTATATGGGAGAACCATTAGGTACTGAGATTGATGGCAGATCACAAGTAGTATCAACTGATGTTGCAGATACTGTTGAAACAATATTACCTAATTTACTTAAAATTTTTACAGCATCAGATCAAGTAATTAAATGTGAGCCAGTAAAATCGGAAGATGTGGCACAAGCTGAACAAGTAACTAATTATGTAAATTATATTTTTAATAAAGATAATCCAGGTTTCTCAATTTTATACACATGGTTTAAAGATGCGTTGATTGAGAAAAATGGAATTGTAAAAGTTTATTGGGATGACAGTAAAAAAGTTGAGCAAGAAACTTACGAAAATTTAAACGATCAAGAATACTCATTACTATTAAATAATGATGATGTTGAAGTTGTTGAAGAAGAATCTTTTGAAGATGAAACTGCTAAATTGCAATTACAACAATTACAAAAATTAGCCGAAGCACAAGGTCAAGAACTACCTGACCAACCTATTCCAATGATCCATAATGTGATTATTAAAAGAACAAGCAGTTATGGTAAAGTCAAAATAGAAAACATACCACCTGAAGAATTTTTAATTCAAAGGTCAGCTAAGAGTATTGAAGATGCAAGTTTTGTTGCACACAGAGTTTTAAAAACTAGATCCGATTTAATTCAAATGGGTTTTGATAGAGATATAGTGGATGATCTTCCAACTCAAAATAATATAACTTTTAATGATGAGAGATTAACAAGATTTTCTGACATAGATGAAAGTCCATTAAATGATGCTCCAGATGAGAGTACACAAGATATAGAAATTTATGAGTGCTATGTTAAGTGCGATATGGATGGAGATGGTGTTGCAGAACTTAGAAAAGTAATTGTAGCTGGTAGTGAAGCAAGTACCATTTTGTCAAATATGCCTTGCGATTTTATTCCTTTCTGTTCTTTAACTCCAATCCCAATGCCACACAGATTTTATGGTAGATCAGTTTCAGAATTAGTTGAAGATGTCCAATTAGTTAAATCAACTGTTATGCGTCAGTTGTTAGATAATATGTATTTAACAAATAATAACAGAGTTGCTATTATGGATGGAATGGTCAACTTGGATGACCTACTTACCTCAAGACCAGGTGGTGTGGTTAGAACTAAACAACCACCAAACCAAGTAATGATGCCAATGCAATCACAAACGATTTCGCAACAAGCATTTCCATTATTAGAATACTTAGATACTGTTAGAGAAACTAGAACTGGTGTTACAAGATACTCTCAAGGACTTGATGCACAATCATTAAATAAGACTGCAACAGGTGTAAATACTTTAATGAGCCAATCTCAAATGAGAATGGAATTAGTTGCAAGAGTATTTGCTGAAACAGGAATAAAAGATTTATTTAAAAGAATATTTGAACTTACTTGTAAGTATCAAGACAAAGAAAGAATTGTAGAATTAAATAATCAATTCGTACCAATTAAACCTACTGAATGGAAAAACAGATATAATGTTACTATTACAGTTGGCTTGGGTGCTGGTTCTAAAGATCAACAAATTGTTATTTTAAATAATATTTTAGAAAGACAACTACAAGCATTTCAATTGCAAGGTGGTCAAGAGTTTCCAATGGTTAGTTTAAAAAATATTTACAATAGTTTAACTAAGATTGTTGAAAATGCAGGACTTAAAAATGTTGAAAATTACTTTGTTAATCCAGATCAAGGAAAACAAATGGTTCAACCTAAACCTGAACCTAAACCAACTCCTATTGAGAAAATAGAATTTACTAGAATAGCAAGTGAAGAAAAACGAAAACTTGCAGAATTAGAATTAGAAATGAAAAAACTTAAAAGCAATAATGCTGCTAATGTTTTGGATTTTGAAACTAAGATCAAAGAGATGGAGCTAAAATATACTACTCAGATTGATAGTGCTAAACTTAAAGCTGAAGCAGAACTTGACAAAGTAATTGTTTCAAACAGAGGTAAAGCATTTTTTGCAGCAGAACAGTCAGCAAACAAATTATCACAACAGATAGATAAAACTGATGAACAACCAAGAACAGGACAAGCTCAACCAGGAACTGAGCCAAGCGAACAAAGCTAAACAACTTTTTGACAATCCATTACTACAAGAGTCTTTTCAAAAGTTAAGAGAATTGTATTCGAATAGTTTATTAAATACTGGTGCTAGTGAAAATGAAACTAGAGAAAAACTTTGGTTAGCCTATCAAATGGTCGGCAAGGTAGAACAAAATTTAATTGAAATGATTGATACAGGGAAACTTGCATCAAAACAATTAGAAGATTTTAGAAATCAAATCAAAAATAAAAAATTCTAACAAAAAAAGTTAGGATAAGCCAACCTCATAAGAGGAGCTTAACTAAAAAGGAAACACAATGTCAGACAATCAAGGCAACCCATTACAAGGATCTGAAACTGATGTGCAAAAAGCACAAAAAGCAATCAATGGTTTATTAGAACCTAAACAAGAAACAAAGGCACAAGAGCCTGAAGAAATTAAACAAAATTCTCCTGAACCACAAGAAGTGGAATCTGAAGAAGATCAACCACAGGAACAGGAAATAAAGGAAGAAGAAACAGAAGTAGAGTCGCAAGACGAAACTGAAGAAGAAACTTCCGAAGATGTATCTCAAGACGAAGAACAAATTGATACTCAAGAGAAACTAGAAGATTCCACCTACAAGGTAAAAGTTGCAGGTCAAGAATTAGAAGTTACCCTTGATGAGTTGAGAAATGGTTACTCAAGAGATGCTGACTATAGACAAAAGACTGAAGAACTTTCTAATCAAAGAAAGCAATTTCAATCTGAGTCTGAAAAGCAAAGACTAAATTATTCACAAAAACTCAATCAAGTTAATGAATTAATGTCTATGGCTCAAAAAGAACTAAACGCAGAAAAAAATTCTGTTGATTTAGAACAAATGTACGAAGATGATCCGACAGAAGCTATGAGGGTTGAACATAGGCTTAGAAAGAAACAAGAAAGACTTGATCTTGCTAAAGCCAAAACACAATCTGAACAAAAAGCTCAATTTGATACTTTTTTGCAAGAACAAAAAGAATTACTGGAAAAGAAAATGCCAGAATTTACTGATCCTGTAAAAGCATCAAGTTTAAAAGCTAATATGAAAAGCACACTAAACAATTATGGGTTTAACGACCAAGAAGTTGCTCAAGTGTACGATCATAGAATAGTTATGTTGGTTAATGATGCTATGAAGTATAGAAATTTGCAAAATTCAAAACCGAATTTAGCTAAAAAGATTTCTAAACCTGGTAGAGTTTTTTCTTCTGGAGT